GGCTCCAGCTGGTAGTCCGTCGTCTTCCACGTCACGTCGAACACGCCGTCCGCGCCAGTAGAGGACGTGATCGTGACGGCGGTACCCGCGATGTCGTCAGTCTGGAGCACGTAGTCGTCGGCCGGTGCGAACACCCGCGTGACCGTCCCCGAGGAGCCGAACGTCCGCCCCGTGTAGCCGTCGATCAAATCGGAGGCCGCTACACGCGCCATCTCCAGCAGTGTGTCGTCCACGGTGTCGGTGATCCGTAGAGCCGCCTTGACCTGCGCTAGCGTGGCGTATGCCGTCATCCTGAGCCTCCACGGTGATCATACCGAACAAATCAGCCGTTGATCGTGACTGTCGGCCCCCGGAACCGATGCCCTTCGAGGGCGAGATTCACGAACGGATTCAGGCTCATCACTCCGACGCCCATCGACCGCAACTTCTTCGCGACCTTCGGCAACTGCTCATCCCACACCGTGAACGGCTTCGGGTCGCCTGGCGCATACCCGTCGACCGCATCCCGATCGTCGAGGGTGCCGCAGTCCGCCCCGACGAGAACAATGAACCGCGCCCCGAGGTAGGCCGCGAAATGCATCCCCATATGAAGCGACGTCGGCCCGCACACGAGGTGATCGTCATGGGTCGGCCAGTGCTCCGCGCAGTCGAACGACGAGTACATTTGCGGATTCGTCTCCACGAAGAACACGTTCGCCTGGTCGGGTCGTGTCTTCGCCGGGTAGCCGATGCCCTGCTCCACCATCGGGACGATGACGGGGAGATCCGGCCGAGCGTCCGCGAGAATGTGCGCGTCTAGGTGGTAGTGGGTCACGCTGTAGAACTGGTCGAGGCCGAGTGCCTCCCCCGCCCGGTTGATGCACACGACGATCTTGTCGTCGAGGAACCCGGACGGAAGATGGTTGAGGGTCGCCCCCGATCCGACGACGTAGATCGTTCCGCCCGCGTGCCGCCGCTTGAAGTCCGTGTATTGCTCAGCCATCAATCCCACGAGTTCACCCTCCGTCGTTCCAGACTCCAGCCGCCCGGCCCCGGCTGCGACCGCTTCCCATTCATGTACTCGGCGTTCGAGGTGTAGGTCCGGTTGTTGATCTCCCCGAAGTATCCGATCGTCGACGAGTTGTGATGCATGACCGGGATCGTTGACCGCTTCACCTTCACGCCCTCGATCGCGCAGCGCAGCTCGTAATCGTTGTCCTCGAAGTAGGCCGGGTGGAACGCCTCGTCGAACAGGCCGACACGCTGCACGACATCCTCCCCGACCGCGAACGCACAGTACGGCTGCGGTGACTGCGCGAGGAGCACATCCTCGCCGCTCGCCTGCTCCGCGAACGCACGCAGCGAACCCTCCGGCCACTCGACGTCAAAGTTGGTTATGAGCCACCAGGGGGCGAACGGTGCAGCCTTAATACCAAGATTCCATGACCCTGCGACCCCAAGGTTCGCGGGCATCTTGATGACCTTCGTCGACTGCACGTGCTCCACCGGCCATCCGGTGTTCGTGATGAGGCAATCCCCGTTGTCGATGATGATGAGTTTCTTCACCGGGTAGTCGATCGTGGCGAGCATCCGGGACAGGATCTCCGGCCCGCGAAGGATCGGGACGATCATGCACGGGATCATCGCAACTTCTCCATCGCAGGGAGCCAGTAATTGTTGAACACGAAGTCGGCGCCGTACTGGCTTGCGAAGTCCTGGGCGACCTGCGACCGTTCACGACCCCGAGCGTATGCCGCTTCCATCGCCTCGATGATCGACGGGACTGACGGGGTGACCATCCACGCGGTTTGCATCGCATCCCACCACGGCTGACCCTCCACGAGCCACCCGTCACCGAGCAGCTCCGGTGACGCTGTTGTGTTGGTGCAGATCACTGGCGTGCCGCACGCCTGCGCCTCCACCTGCGGAATCCCGAACCCTTCACCCATGCTCGGGATCAGGAGGCAATCGATCGCCGTGTAGATCGCTGCGAGCAGATCGTTACCGACCCCGCTGCGGAACACGTACTGGTCGACGAACCGCAGCTGATCCGTCTTCAGGTCGCACGCAGCCGCCAACTCCAGCAGATTGATCCCCGACATCGCCCCACGATCCTCCGTGTGGATGTAGAGGACGGCATCGGGGTGATGCTTCGCGAACATCGCGAACGCGAGGAACGTCTCCGGGAACGACTTCCTATTCGGGACCATGCCCTTGTTCGCGCTGACCATACCGAAGACGAACCTGTCCTCGCCGACGTCCATGAACTCGCGACCCGTCAACTCCTTACCGCTCGCCGTGATGCTCGACGTCGGCTTGAACACGGGGTCGATCCCGTGCGGGACATAGATCGAATCAATGCCAGCGTTCGCGAGCATCGCCTCCCCGAACCGCGACATCGCCAGCGGGGTCACGTTCTTGCGACCGCACCATGCCGCGACCTTCGGCGGAACCGGGGTGTAATCAATCGGCACCCACGACGCTACCTGCGGGATTGAGTCCCACTGAGGCCCACCAAACACATAAACGTCGTACAACGTGACGAGGAGAGGATCGAGGTCTGGGTTCTCATGCGCCCACGCCTGATAATGCGCCGGCACGACATCGTTCGAGTGAATATCGAACCCGCGAGGATACTGCCTGATCCCATGCCAGTCGAGGGTCGTCCCTTCGAGACCGTGATTACTGGCGACGGCCATCCGGTGCCCTGCCGCTTGCAGCCGGGTGATCACCTGGGCGGTTTGTCCACCGTAACCGGACCGCGCCCAAGGGCTGTTGGAGTTCCAGAGGATCGCCCGGCTCGCCGAACGTGGTGCCTTCTTCTTCTGTTTCTGAGCCATCCGCAGGATGCCTTCCTGTTCGCAGGTGCCCGACGGCCCAGCCCAGTACCTGCGGGAAAGGGCCGGACCGTCGGGGTCTAAAGGGTGAATCAGGTAGCAGCGCCCACGAAGTGCTTGATGTGGGACGTCTGCGGGAGGTTGCCGTCGACCCGGAACGTGCAGCGGAACGTCACGAGATCCGCGCTGAACGCGAAATCATCGCTCCGGTCGAGCCGGATGCCGCCGACGGTCCTGACGTAGTACGACGGGAAGTGCCCCGCGATAACAGACTTCGCGGATGCACCGATCGCAGCCATCGCCGGGTTCTCGATCAGTGGGACACCGAGGACACGGTCAGGAGTGCTCTCGGACATTGCCGGCTGGAAGACGAAGTTACCCGCGCCATCCTTGAGAGTACGCATCGCAGCGATAGAGGAACCCTTCGCCATGAAGCCGACACCCGGCAGCGCACGAGCAGCGGGATCGAGCGAGTAGTACAGGCTGACGAGGTTCTCGTACGTGAACGCGCCAGTCGTTGCGAGGCCGGTGCCACCGATGAGGGCGGAACCGGATGCAGTGACCACACCCGTACTTTGCGTCGTCCCTGTCCCCACCGTCAAATCGTTATTGACCACGAAACCTAATGCGTTGCCGCAGTTCATGGCGAGCAGATCAAGGATGTTGACCCCTGAGTCTTCGAGAAGCTCGCGGCTGATCTGGGTGAGGAACCCGTACTTGAATGCGCCGAGGGTGATGAACGCAGAGAATGCGGGATCGGACTCGCCGAGGGTCGCAGCCTGCGCGTTGACGCTACCCACTGAGTAGGTCGAGAGCCGAGGAATCTGAAGGTTCTCGCCGCCCGCTGTGTTGATCGTGGTCGAAACTGCGAGCATCGGGCCAACGGCACGCGCCAGCATGATCACGCTGTCAAAAAAACTCGTGGGCACCGGTGAGCCAGTGCTCGACGTCAGGACGTCGCGATTTTCTCTCGCACCGAACTCTGCGGAACGGATCTCGCCACGGGCGAGACTGCGGATCGTGTCGACATCATTCGACGGCTTGACGACCTGTCCGACGGGCCTGATCTGATCCTCGGCACCGACCTGCGACGCACGAACCTCAGCCTCGTGGGCTGACATGCGCTTCAGTTCCTCGATCATCGTCGACCGGCGGGAGAACTCCTCCGTGGTGCGATCGAACGTGACACGCTCGTCGACGGTCATTGCGCGGTCTTCGGTGGCGCAGAGATCGACGATGGCCTTCGCGGCTTCGAGATCCTTCGCCCGTGCTTCATATTGGGCTTTCAAAACGTCCATGACTTGCCTTTCTAGTTGAGTGGGTTGCCGCAGGTGTTGACTAGTGCGGCTCCGCACTCAACCGGTCACGGCTCACGTGGCCCGGCAATAATCGGATGTTACCTCAGGCCTGCATCTCCATCAAGGCTAGGAGCTGCTTCGCGACGATCAGCGAATTGTCAGGCTTGACGTCTTTCGGTGCGAGCTGGTCGACGACACCGCGAATGAGATCCGCTTGCGCCGCATCCAACTCCTCACCCGACTCCAACGTCACCAGTGCCGCCGCGAGGGTCACCTCGTCGACTGCGACCCGCGCCGCGAGTTTCCGCACCGATGCGGTCGTCGCCGCGTAGGCCGGCTGGCCCGTGACCACTGACACCTCGTGCAACCGGACCTCGGTCAGGGTGCGACGTGCACCATCCGCCGACCAAGTGTCGCCACCGCGTGGCACGGAGAACCCGAACGACATCGAGTCGACGATCCGCTGCTCAAGAAGGATGGACATGTTCCGGCCGTCCGTCGTCATCGGCAGATCCGCCTCCGCGAGGAGACCCTTCGAGTCTTCCTGCAACCGCAGCGTCCCCGACCGCGTCGACGCTAGGAGCTGCGAATCGTTGTGGTTGACGTACATGCGGATGTTGTTCCGGCTCTTCAACGTGCGGGCGAACGCCCCGCGCTGGATCCGCTCGATGAACGGCAGCGGCTCACTGTCCGAATCGAACACGGCCGCGTATCCCTTGAACGTCATCTTGTCGCCGACGGCCCTGATTTCCATATCGTCGACGAAGTGTGCGCGTGTCTCCATGACTGTTGTCGCCTTCCTCGTGGCCGGCGGAAGTTCGCCGACGTTGACCGCTGTAATCCCGAGCGCCCGATACATCCGGCGCATAGACGCATTGTTCTCGATCGCGAGGACGACGTCGTACTCCTCTAGGAGCCGCTGCGCCGTCTCACGCTTGAAGTTGAGGGTGTCGGACGTCGGACCCGGGTTCATGATCAGTTCCTCATAGTCGACACCCGCAGCGGCGAGCGCCCGGATCGTTGCCGCCCGCTGGTCCTCGTTGCGGCCCGTCACGATGTAGACGTCTTCCTCCGTCTCCTGGAGGAATGCGACCGTCTCCGCGATCGGGGTGTCCCCGTTAAGGATGGTCCCGTCAATGTCACTGATGATGATCGGTTCCCCGCCAATAATCCGGCTGCTCATCTCGCCCTCTCGTATCAGTTCCGCTTGACGGTCGAACCATGCACGAGCTGGATCAGGATCAAGAGGATCAATGCCCCATAAATAATGCGCCACAGCACCCGGTCCCGGAAAGTTGTCGTCACCTGCATCATTATTCTGTGGAGCGTCCAGATCGACCTCATGACGTGCCGCCCACGCCGACGTGCGCAGCACCTTGTCGTCACTGATCTGACCGTCAGCCATCAGCCGGGCATCCCGCACAGTGCCGGCCGTCACGCCATCACCCGCCTCGCCAGCCTCGAACAGTTCGACGCCACGGCTCGCAGCGTCCCGAATGTAGGCAGGGATCTCGCCCGTGATCCGCTTCCCGCGATCGCCTCGCGTTGACCGGGGGTGATCCTCGGGGAGCAGATCGTTGTCTGTGACGTAGTTCGGGTTCTCGGGAGCGCCTGTCCGCAGGAGGAACAGGTACGCGTTCACCCTCGCCATAGACCACTGCGCCCGA